CAAGCATTGCTATCTAAATTCCTATCAAAGTTAGCACTTTTACTAGTTTTGATTCTTATTGCCATAACAAATCCTTATTTTTGAGGTAATCATAACAAACTTTTTCGCCTGTTATTTCGTCATTCTCTTCATACAATTCATAATATGTATAGAAAGCACAAGCAATATCCGCTTGTGCCTTATTAGAATCATTAATACATAGTAAGCCGTTAATATAATTAGTTGCTATCATAATGGTAGAATTTGTTTGATTAATATCTTCTCTCGGTGAAATATCAATACTAAGCTCCGACTTAATTAATTCGACATATTCTTCATAAGTTATCAACATAATTACATATCTGCTTTTGGATTATTCTGCATTCTAGATTCAACCATATCCTCTTTAAGCTTTTTTTCAAAAGCTTTCTTTTGTGCTGCTGTCATTTCTTGTGTTGTTTCTTGAACACTCAAAGTAATCGGAGTTCCAGCAGTTTTAGGAGTGATTCTTTCGAAATCTTCCTCGATATGTGTTCCTGGATCAGCAGGTACAGCACCTGTAGCTTGATATTTGATAACCCCGGGACTACTTATAATTGGTGTAGTCTCATCATTAAATTGACCAAATCCCATTAACTCAGCACCAATTAATTGCGGAACACTTCCAGGATATTCAAGAGTTACGATATTACGGAATTCCACCATTGATTCATCCCAAGTCTTGAAACATGCATATTCTTTTACGTATATTCTCCAATCCGCAGTAGTTGCAGGTGTTAGTACCGCATCAAGGTAATTACCAGATAATGCATCTGCAGGAGCAACAACCACACCAGCAACGCCTAATTTTTTAGATAAAGGACTAATCATATCAGTCGTTTTAACACTATAATCTGGTACTTGATAATCTTCATTGGCTAAATCTAATGCGAATATTTCAGAAATAACAACAATTAAATCTTTCGCATTCCATCCATTACCCACCATTTGCTTAACACCACTAAATAATTCGTCTGATCTAGTAGCGTCAGGTATTGCAAGAATATCAGCGGTAACATCAAGAAGTTCAGGAGTCTGCATATAATAGCCGTATGTAGCTTCTGTTACAGCGTAACGCTGGGCAGTCATGTCTAGTGCTTCGGCTTTTTCAGCATCGGTTAAGTCTTTTCTATGATGATCAACAAAGATTTCATTAACAGATAATGGTTCAGTAGCTGTTAAGTTCTTGAATGTAACAGTATTGATGTTAACGGGTAGCTTATAATCAGTTTCCCCGATAGCTGTAGCACCTTTGTTAATTCTAGGCTTAGATCTTACTGTAAAGTTAGATACCTGTGCCTTTGAATTCTTGTCTCTAAGGTTAAATAAAGCCCCTAAATTTACGTAATCTGACTTTAAACTTTTTAATAATCCATTGTACATATATAACATAATTAATTCCTGCTTTCTCTAGCTAATTTTAACATTGTATTTACTTTTGCTTTGTCTTCAACATCATCACTTTTCATACCAGGATTTTTTAAATCTTCTACCTGTAATCTAGAAAAAGGAGTGAAATCAAACTCCTCCATAGCATCAATATTTGTTGATGTAGATAACTTATCAATAATATCTTTGTGGACGTTTGATTCTTTGGCTCTTTTAACAAAAGAGTCTCTTGCAAGCATCTCGCTTTGCGTTTTTTTAGCCAAATCCGTTTCTTTTTTTAGGTTTTCAAGCTCCGACTTAAGCGTCTGCACCATTTCCATATGATCATTATCTTTTGGTTGTGTCGGTGGTTCTGCATCCTTTGGTTTTACAAGTGATTCAAATTCTTTTTTGGTCTTCTCGACAGCACTTGTATATGATTTACTAACTTCACCCTCAATAGACTTGTTAATGTCGTTTAATTTATCAATATCAAGCTCTCCGTCTTCTAAAAGACACGCTTTAATTTGTTCTGCTGTTAACTTCATTTTTACCTCCGATATAAGTCTCGGTGACTATGTTTTAGTCTGTTAGTTTATGCTGTCTCCCAACAGTAATCGGACAGTATGTATTAAACGTGTATCAAATTTCTGTTTATTGACTTATTAAAGCTTTTCAATCTATTATTCCATTCGTTCCATTTAATAGAATCTTTAGAATGATCTAACCCACAAGCCTTAGCTTTTTTTATTCTATCTGTATACTTCTTTTTATTTCTTTTTAAATATTTCCATTGTTGATTTTGTGCATACAACTCGCTTGATTCCTTGACATTTGGAGGATCATCTATAACATCATCAGGAAACCACGGATTCATGTTGTGTCTGCAATAAGGATGAAAGAGACCTCCGCCATAAATGAACATCTGAGGCTCTAATTCTGGATAATCTTTATTTCTTATATTAGTCCAGTAAACTTTACCCTGCCTCTTAACACACAAAGGTGAAGCAATAGCGTTAGAGGGGACATATACTAAATTATGTTTATATTCAGCTAATAAATCATATGTGTGGTTAATCATCCTGTTCAAGATTTCTTGATGGGTTAACCTTACAATCTCGGTGGCATATGTTGTAACAGCACCACCAGCAATAACAGTAGTAGTGGTTAAAATTAAAGCCTTATATAGATAATCATTAATATATTGATACAGAGACTCTATATAATTAACCATGGGATCATTACTGTTGTTAGGCATGTTATTAATTATATTTTCTACCTGGCTAATAGGTGTTTTAGTTGTTTTGGATATATATTCTAACTTATATTGCTCTGCTTGGGACATTTGCTTTCACACCTTCAAGCGTTTGCTTATATTTCAGATAATAAGACTCGATATACTGCTGGGTAATATTATTAATGTTTTTCTTATAATCAGTAGACAGATTAGCCACGACAGCCTGCCTTTCGATACTCTTACTTTTAAATATCTGTTCAAATTGTTGTGCATTTTTATCTGTTCTTTCTTTGACTAACTTACCGATTTCTTGGATTATTTCTTCCAAATTAACTTTCAATGATTCCCGTGATATATTGTAATACTCTTCACGAGATAGTGTTTTTCCTTCTGCCATAGATCTCAGTATTGATTCATTTGTAATAGATACCATGCTAACGTCAACGTTATCTAATATTCTTTCTATGTTGTTTAATCTTATCTCTACTTCTTTATCATAAAATTGAGCCATCGGAACCCTCATCAATCATCGGACTTTGTTCAAAAACATTTTCTGTAATCAATCCCGCATTAATTAGTGCCTGATTCTCTGAATCAAATAAACTCATTCCGTTTTCATATTTTATTTTAGCCGTCTCTAATATAACCTCTTCATCATCTTCGGGTTTGTTCAGATTCACAGCAACAGCGTTACTTATACTTCTTTGCCTCGATTGAATAGCTTTTTGATTAACATCGATAATAGCCTCCTCGGATTCCAATGCATATTTACCAAGATCTACTATTATTTCTGTTCCAGTTAAAACAGTGAATATAACGCTTAATTCATCACCAAAAAAATCACGCCATTCATTAACTGTTTTAGCCGTTGTATCGTTTTCATAAGGTAAACTACTAGCGAAGTCTTGTGGTGCCGATTCAAGCCCTAGAGCCTTCTTGGATAAGCCGAAAACATTTACTAAATCCATTTCTTTTTCTTTTTTACCGTTGATTATTTCGGTGATGGTTTTATTTGAATTAGCTAGATAGATATAATCACCGATTTTCTTATCTTTGGTTATTTCTACACCACCAGGTACATCTACTAAATTCATTACTTCGTTATTTATTACATTCGATTTATGTATTCCTTTATCAACATATATCTTAGACTTATTCATTTCTATTTCTTTTTCGATATTACTATCGGTCATGTCATAAGCTAATATCGTTTCTAAAGAGTTAAACATATCCGAATCAAATGATATTTCGAAGAACATTAGTGAGTCAAAAGAAGTCTCGGTATCATTCAGGAATAATTTACCTGCTGATAACTGTCTTTTTTCAATCATCGGGTTACCTTTCATATCAAAAGTCATTACATAGACACTATCACTTGTTTT